CAGGTGATAATATGTTAAAGCCAAAACAGATAAAATGCTTACAGTTGCTGGTTAGAGGGGACATGACGGACAAAAAAATAGCAGAGGCAATTAACATTTCACCGAAGACATTATGTGAGTGGAAAAAGAACTGTGAGGAATTTCAGAGAGAGTACAATAAGATGATGCGTTCTAATCTGCAGTATGCTGCACCAAAAGCATTTAGAAAGCAGATTAGATTGCTAGATTCTCACAATGATATGGTGGCTCATATGGCTGCTAAAGATATTATGGATAGAGCAGGATTTAATCCGATTGAGAAAATAGATGCTAATGTTAATGATTCTGTAAAGAACGAGCTTGCAGAGCTTCTTGCTCAGCGTAAGGCAAGGGGTGAGCCTGATGCTTCTAAGTGATAAGTATTGGGATTACATAGATACACCAGCAAGAGCAGAATTCCTTGAAGGTTCTACTGCATCAGGTAAGACAACAACAGTTGCCGTGAAGTTTATCATGAATGTAGCAGAATCAGATATGAAGCTGCATGTTATAGCCGGCAATACGACAGGTGTTATCGAGAAGAATATCATTAACGCAGATATGGGACTACTGCAGATATTCCCTAATTTGGCATACTGTGGTAATGGCGATAAAGAAAATAAACTTCCACATATTAAATTCAAAACTGGCAGCAGTACAAAGATAATATATATTCTTGGTTACGATAATGCCAGCAAGTGGAAGAATGCCTTGGGTTCACAGTTTGGATGTGTGTGGGTAGATGAGTGCAATACAGCTAACATAGACTTCATACGAGAGATATTCGGACGTTCTGAATACTTTGTAGGTACACTTAATCCGGATGCGCCTACGCTGCCAATATATTCAGAGTACATCAATCACGCAAGACCGATTGATAAGTACAAGGCAGATGTGCCGGAAGAGATATGGAAGGACCTTAATGGCTGTGAGCCTATTAAAGGCTGGGTATACTGGTTCTTCACATTTGAAGATAACGTATCTATGACACCTGAGAAGATAGAACAGAAGAAAATGAGCTATCCTCCCGGTACCAAGATATATAAAAACAAGATATTGGGATTAAGAGGCAAGGCTACAGGTCTTGTCTTTTCTAATTTCTGCAAGAGACATGTTATTACAAAGGAACAGGCTAAGGCATTTATTAAGCGAGAATATGACGACAAGCAGACAGAATGGTTTGTAATATATACAAGCGGTCTTGATACGGCATATTCAACCAAGAGTCCTGATACTATTGCTATGTCCTTTATGGGAATAACCAACAAAGGCAAGTTGATAGTACTGGATGAAAAGGTATATAACAATGCGGCTCTTGATATACCAATAGCTCCAAGTGATACAGTAAGGAATTACATAGACTTCCTGGAGCGTAACAGAAAAGAATGGGGTGGAATGTCAAAGAATGTGTTTATAGATAATGCTGATCAGGCAACGATAACAGAGTTTGCCAAGTACAAGAGAGAACACATTGACTGCCAGTATATATTTAACAATGCGTATAAGAAAGTAACCATAACAGATAGAATTAACTTACAGCTTGGCTGGATGTCCTTTAACGACGAAAAGGGCAAAGAGCCAAGCTATTATGTTGTAGATACATGCACGAACTACACAGGGGAACTGCAGGTATACAGTTGGCTGGAAGATAAAGACTGTGAGCCGGAAGATGGAAATGATCATATGGTTAACAGTACGCAATATGGCTGGATACCATACAGGGACAAAGTTGGAGTAGAGAACAGATAGGAGAGTGAGAGAGGTGAGCATATTTAATACTATGGCTGATAAGATAAGAGATGGAATAAGGACATGGTTGCATGTGCAGCCGGCACAGAGAGGAATAATTGATATACAGGAAATCTTCGACTTTGAAGGTAATGCCATTAAGAATCAGATATGGTACAGAGGCGTAAGTGAGGAGCTGTCACAGCTGTATGATCAGATTGATGGAGATAAGACAAGATTCTGGGCTGCAAAATGCTCTCCTGGATTAGCAATAAGAAAGATACATGTAGGATTACCGGCAATGCTGGTTGATATGCTTGCGAGTATTGTTGTTGCTGATATGAACGAAGTAGATGTTGGCAGCAGGCAGTCAGACTGGGATAAGATAGCAGAAGAAAACGATTTTGCAGAACTTGTAAAGCAGGCAATAACAGACACTCTTATTGTTGGAGATGGCGCATTTAAACTATCCATAGATACAAACCTAAGCCAGTATCCAATAATAGAGTTTTATCCCGGCGACAGGGTAGAGATAATAAGAGAACGCGGCAGAGTGAAAGAGGTTGTGTTTAAGACAGTATATACAGTCAAGAATCAAGAATACATTCTGCTTGAGACGTATGGAAAAGGTTATATTACATATATGCTCACAAGAGATAACAAAGAATGTGATATCAGCACTGTGCCGGAGCTTGCAGGTTTAAGACCTGCAACATGGGAAGATAAAAGCTTTATGATGGCCATACCGCTTATGTTCTATAAATCAGCAAAGTTCAGGGGCAGAGGCAAAAGCATATATGACAGCAAGATAGATGAATTTGACGCACTTGATGAAGCATGGAGCCAGTGGATGGACGCTTTAAGACATAACCGTACAAAGGAATATATACCAGAGAATTTACTTCCTCGAAATCCAAGTGATGGAGCTGTTATGCTGCCAAATTCATTTGACAACGCTTATATACAGTATTCGTCTCCTATGGCAGAAGGTGCAAATTATAAGATTGAAAGAGAACAGAGTGAAATACCACATGAAGGGTATCTTGCTACATATATCACGGCACTTGATCTTTGCTTGCAGGGAATCATGAGCCCTTCTACATTGGGAATAGATGTAAAGAAGCTTGATAATGCAGAAGCACAGAGGGAGAAGGAAAAAGCAACGCTGTACAGTAGGAATAATATTGTAAATCAGCTCCAGAAGGTTCTTCCGAAGCTTGTAAAAATGACATTGCAGGCGACAGATACTCTTAATAATTCAACAACACAGGACATTGATGTTGATGTGACATTTGGTGAATATGCGAACCCTAGCTTTGAAAGTCAGGTTGAGACAGTAAGCAAAGCCAAGCAGGGCGGTATCATGAGTGTTGAAGCATCCGTTGATGAGTTGTATGGTGACACTAAAGATGATGAATGGAAACAGGAAGAGGTTGCAAGGCTTAAGGCCGAACAGGGAATATCCGATATGGGAGAGCCAGCCCTTAATATGCAGGCAGATGGCTTTACAGTTTGATGGCTATGATAACGATTTTATGGTTTTTGATAACGATTTTATGATTTTTGAAACGATTTTAAGGGGTTTGAAACGATTTTACAGTTTTTGATAACAAGTGAGGTGGCTTATGGCACTTAATACAGAATATGACATAGAGAAAGCCTTTAGAGCCATAGAAGATGAGCTGATTGCTTCTATGATGCGCAATCTTGCGAGCCACAGAGCAGAAGAGACAGATATGGGGTTTAACTGGTCACAGTGGCAGGTAGAACAGCTTAAGTCTCTTGAGAAATATAAAGCACAGAACAAGAAAACGTTTTCGTCAGAGTTCAGTGATATTAATGATTCTATAGATGCAATGATATATGCAGCCAGACAGGAAGGCGGAACACGACAGGAACAGAAAATATTAAGAGCAATAAAGAGAGGATATAAGCCCCCAAAGTTTGTCAGAAGGCGAACTGAGGGAGTTTTTTTTAGACTAAACACTAGAAAACTTAATGCCTTGATTAAAGCCACGAAATCAGATTTTAACAGGGCAGAAAAAGCAATGCTTAGAATGTCTGAGGATAAATACCGGCAGATAATATTCAATGCTCAGGTGTATGCGAATACGGGTGCAGGAACATATGAGAAGGCAGTTGATATGGCTACAAAGGATTTTCTTAAAGCTGGTATTAATTGTATTGAATATGCGAATGGCAGCAGGCACACAGTAAAAGATTATGCTAAGATGGCTATTCAGACAGCTAATAAGCGTGCATATCTAACCGGAGAGGGTGAAATGAGACAGTCGTGGGGAATTAGCACTGTTATTATGAATAAGCGTGCTAATGCCTGTCCTAAGTGCCTTCCATTTGTTGGGAAGGTGCTTATAGATGATGTATGGAGTGGAGGTAAGGCATCTGATGGTCCTTATCCGCTTATGTCATCTGCTATGGCAGCAGGGCTTTATCATCCAAACTGTAAAGATATACATACAACATACTTCCCAGAGCTTGACGAAGAGCCGGATAGCAAGTTTACCAAGAAAGAACTGGAAAAGGTCAAAGAAGATTACAGACAGGACCAGAAACAGCAATATGCTGGCAGAATGGTTGAACAGTTTGACAGGTTGGCTAAGTACTCATTAGATAAGGACAACTGTAAGATGTATGCGGCTAGAAAGGAACAGTGGGAAAATGAAGTATTAAAACAGAAAAATAGAGGCAAAAAGGTTATAATAACGGAGCAGGCAATAGATAAAGTAAATGAAATTAATCCTAAGGGCTTTACTTCTGATAATAATAAATTTATAAAAGAGGTACATAAGGACTTACTTAAAGTTGCGAGAGATGAAAATAACAGTAATGAAGTTGCATGTGTAGTAGATTTAATAACAAATAAAAAAACTAAATTTATAAAAGGTGGAAGGCATGAGGTAGATGTATATTCTGATTCAGATATGTTTCATTTATTGCATTCGGCAAAAGATAAGTCTTTGGTATTATGTCACAACCATCCTGGATTAACAGATTTTTCAGCAAATGATATTGGAGTATTTATGAGACACGACACAATAAAAACTATGACCATTGTGACAAATCAAGGAGATGTACGATATATTTCAAAAGGCGAACATTTTGATTATAATGGAGCAGTTGAATTGATGAGAGAGTGTCAGGAAAAATATAGTGATAATATTAATAAGTGTATTGATTTGTTTTTAAAAAAATGCTATTCTGTTGGCATACAGAGAGGGTAATATTGAGGCAGGAGGTGTTTCAATGGATGGTATATTAGATGGAAAACCGGGAATGACAATTGATGAATTGATTGCATTATTGGAAAAAGGACCAATAAAGGCAGAAAGCAATAATGAAGATAAAGCAGAAATAAAAGAAAACAAGTAACAGCCACCAGTCGAAAGATTGGTGGTATTTTTATACCCAATTTTAAGAAAGAGAGGACTAAAAAATGAAAGATTATATTGGAGTAAAAGTGGTTACAGCAGAGCCAATGAGTAGGGGCGAATATAATGAATACAGAGGATGGAAGATACCAAGTGACGAGAATCCAGAAGATGAAGGCTATCATATAAGATATCCTGATGGATATGAGAGTTGGTGCCCTAAGAAACAATTTGAGGAAGCATACAGAAGATATGATGGAACGAAGTTGCCGTCAACAGCTATTTTAATGAATAGCGGGGATTACAAAGATAGATTCAAAGCAGAGTATAAGCAGCTTGCTATAAGATATAAAGGACTTAAATGTATGCTTGAGAAATGGGATAATGGCACATTATTAGAATTTGAACCAACATGTCCTAGAAGCACATATAATATGCAGATAGATGCAATGGTAAATTATCTGGCTGTTCTTGAATCAAGAGCAGTAATGGAAGGAATAGAACTTTAGAAATTAGAGTAAGTTGCACCAGTGCAACACAATTTAATATTAGTTATTAAGCACACATGGCAAATAAGCTGTGTGTGCCTATTTTTTTTATGCCCAAAACTTAATGGCACTAAACTTTAGGAAAAATGCCGACGGGCGGTAAACGGAAAGGAGACAGGTATGAGAAAAATATTACCTATTAATCTACAGCTCTTCGCAGATGGCGGAGATGGTAACGGCGACCAGAACGCTGGAGGAGACAATGGACAGGCAGGACAGCAGGGTAATCAGAATAATCAGCAGACAGCTGGTGTTGATTATGACAAGATACAGGCAATGCTGGATAATGCAACTGCCAAGAAAGAGAATGCTGTGCTTAAAAGCTATTTTCAGCAGCAGGGATTATCAGAAGACGAGATAAGTCAGGCTATTGCAACATTTAAGCAGAATAAGCAGCAGCAGACAGAACAGCAGCAGAACGCTAATGCTAATCTTCAGAATGAAGTGGCAGCAGCACAGAAGGTTGCTGAACAGGCTCAGATTGAGCTTGCAGCTACAAAGGTAGCAATGACACTTGGTATAGAAGCTAAGACACTTCCCTATGTGCTTAAGATGGCTGATTTCAGCAAGGTAAAGGGTGTGGATGGAAAGGTGTCTGAAGATAATATCAAAGCTTCACTTGAGCAGGTACTTAAAGATGTACCAGCACTTAAGCCAAGTATGGAGAACAATGCTGGCTTCCAGATTGGTGCTCCTGGTAACAATGGAAATGGCAATCCGGGTAATGATGATGCGATAAGAAAGTTATTCGGATTAAAGCCAAAGCAGTAAAGAAAGGAATAGGATTATATGAATAATATCGAATTATCTACAATATACCTTCCAATACTTGATGAGGTGTATAAGGAAGGAGCGAAGACCTCAGTATTAGATGGTGATGAAACAACAGTAAGAAAAGGCAACAACGGTGAAATTAAGATTGCGAAGCTTGATATGGATGCACTTGGTGATTTTGACAGAAAGTCAGGTTACACAAAGGGTTCAACTTCACTTACATGGGAAACGGTTAAGTATGATAAGGAACGTTCACAGGATTTAAGGATTGACCGTCTTGATAATGGTGAAACACTTGCACAGCCATTTGCCAAGTTATCAAGTGAATTCTTAAAAACAAAGGTTATTCCGGAAACAGATGCCGCACGTATTGCTAAAATCTGTGGAACTAAGGATATAACAGTAAAGGAAGAGAATATTGAAACAGGAGCTGAATTAATAACAGCGTTAAGAGCTTGTGCTAATAAGATGGATGAGGATGAAGTTCCTATGGAATCGCGTATTTTATTCATCACACCTACATTAATTTCTCTTGCGGACGATATGGATACAACTAAATCAAGAGAAGTACTTAAGAGATTTTCTCAGATCATACCAGTTCCACAGTCACGTATGTACACATCAATAACCCTTCATGATGGTAAGAATTCATATGGATATGAAAAGACTAAGGCAGCTTATACATTATCAAAGGATACATCACCACAGCCGGGTAAGACTTATTACACAAAAGAAAGTGAGGACAATTATAAGGCTGTTAGTAGTCCAAGTGGAACACAGGTTGAAAATTACGAGATGACAACTAAGCCGGCTAAGAATGTTAACTTCTTATGTGTAGAGAAGTCTGCAGCTGTAACAGCTATGGATCAGTATATTAAGTACTTTAGTCCAGATCAGGACCAGGATGGCGATAGTCATGTATTCAAGTATCGTAATAATAATCTTTATGGCCATGTATATGAGAATAAGACCGCTGGGGTATATGTATCACATAAGGATAATTAAGGAGGAATCATTATGGCAGATACAGTAATTGGATTAACCTTTGAACCAAAGGTTATTAGGTCAAAGAAAACAGGTAAGGCAAAGGAAGATAAGCCAAAGGAAGAGAAAGTAACAGCAGATGAACCAAAGGAAGATAAGACAGAATAGGCGGTGGTCTTATGGTATATGCAAGTAAAGAGCAGTACCTTAGTGAACATAGACTTATCCCGGATGAGCAGATAGAACGAAGATTAAAACAGGCGAGTCGGCATATCGACTCGCTTACTTTTAATCGTATAACATCAAGAGGATTTAATAATCTGACAGAGTTCCAGCAGGGCATACTGATAGATGTGTGTTGTGAGATGGCTGATTTTGAATATGAGAATGAGGACATGATTAATTGTGTCTTACAGAATTATTCTCTAAATGGAGTATCTATGCAGTTTGGCAGCAGTTGGAATGTTCTTGTACAGAATGGAATTGCTGTAAAACGCGATACATACCAGATACTTTGTCAGACAGGTTTGTGTTGTTTAAGTCTGGGGGTGTGAGTATGAAGTACCCATGTTTAATATTAAAGAGCATGTGTAAGACAGAGATACACCTTGAGATAACGCAAGAAGGCAGGAATGTCTATGGAGAGCCTCTTGAGCCTGTTATATGGGATGGCTTATGTAACTATCAGGACAGCGGTAAGACAGAATTAACAGTAGAAAAGGTGCTTATAAAGCTTGAAGGATGTGCTTTGATACCAGGAGATATTGCACCGGATCTTCCTGTTATTACTAAAGGTGATATAACGGTGTTCGGTGTAACAAGGCATATATACAAGGGTACGAAGTGCCGTAATCCGGATGGTACGGTTAATTATGTAAGATTGGATGTGATGTAATGGCAAAGAATGTTAAGTCAACAGTGAAGCTTAATATGCCTATGGTAAGGAAGCTTACGGCAGCAGCGGCGACTTCATTAGAAATGACAGCGGAAGCTATACACACGGATGTTGTGCAAAGTCAGGTGATACCAAGAGATACAGGTAAATTGCAGGGAGAAAGTACTCATATTAGCGCAGGAAAGAGTGAAACTGCCACTTATGAAAATGGACAGACAGTAACTAATGGTATTTCAAAAGCTGTAAATGGTAAAGTTATCATATCAACATCAGCACCGCAGGCAAGAAGATTATATTATCATCCGGAATACAACTTCCATCAGACGCCGTGGACAGATGAAAGCGGCAAGAAACATGAAGGAAATGCAAATGCTAAAGGCAGATGGCTTGATGACTATATGAAAGGTGGTAAAAAGCAGGATTTTGCACCTAAAGCATTTGGAAAGTTTTATAAAAAGAATGCGGGGTTGTGATGTTAGGAATAGGTGATGTAAGAGATTATATAGCAGGTCTTGGTATTGCAGACAATACTAACGTCTATTGCGGCAAATTAGACGACAAAAAGAATAAGAGCATAGGTGTTTACAATAATAACAAGCAAAGACCTGTGCTGATGGCGGTAGGCGGCTTAAATAACAGCTCTTATCGTGTTAAGTCTGTAAGCATATTGGTTCATTGGAACACGAGTGTAAGAGACACAGAGAAGACCGCAGAACAGCTCTACAATATGCTTAGGGATATGAACCATATTACAATCAATGATACTAAAGTGTTCTTCGCTAAAATGCTGGTTGATGAGCCTGTTGATGTAGGGACAGATGATAAAGGTATCTTTGAGAGTGTAATAGAATTAGATATTTATTATGAAAGGTAGGTAAAAGCATGGCACAGAATACTAAATTAGCCGGATATAATGCAGGAGCAACACCACTTACTGGCGTTAATCCGGTACATACAATTCGGTTCGGGGTATGTGTAACAGGAAGAAAGAGCACAGACACACCGGAAACAGTAGAAACAAAGGTTGTAAAAGATGCAGAGAGCTTAAGCATATCCGTGGATGGAACTATTGAAGAATGGAATCCAATGGATCAGGCGGGCTGGACAAGAAGACTCACAACAGGTAAGTCACTCGGCATGGCTATGGGTGGTAAGCGTAATTATGGTGATGAAGGTAATGATTATATCGCAAGCCTGGCATTAAAGACAGGACAGGATTGCAACACATGGGTATCTATTATATTCCCTAACCTTGACCAGCTTCTTATACCGGCAGTAATCAATGTTACATCTCTTGGTGGAGATTCAACAAGCATTGATGCACTTGAATGGGAAGCACAGTCAGACGGAAAACCAACATATATAGAATATAATCAGGAATAAGGAAAGTGAGAATTTGAAAAATGGCAAAGACAGATTTTAGGGTAATAGATATCTCCATGAAGATTACGAACCAGTTACCTATGATTCGTATTACAGAAGATTTGGTTGTTACTGTTAATAACAGAAAGAGTACAATTCTTAATATACAGGCTATGGCACAGGAAGCAGAAAACAAGGAAAACAAGGATGATATGGCATTTATGATTAAAGGCCTTGAAATGCTTGTAGGAAAAGATGCTTCAGATAAGATTGAGGCATTAGATCTTCCTATTCCTGAATATAAGGAAATGTATAATACAATCATGCAGGTTGCTATGGGAACGTACGGCGAGGAGCAGACACCCTCAGCATAATGAGGTATATTATGATATATGGGATGATTGGGAGCTGATAGAAGCCAGCTTCCTGTCCCAGTATGGCATACGATTGCGAACAGAAGATGATATGTCATGGTCTGAATTCTGTTCTTTATTATCAGGAATAATGCCTGAAACACCACTTGGAAGAGTGGTAAGTATAAGGGCAGAGAAAGACATTAAAGCTATCAATAGCTTTACTAAGGAACAGAAAAAGATACATGATGACTGGATTCTGAAGCGTAATAGGAAAATGGTGGGAACACCACAGTATATAGAATATTGGACACGATTACAAAGAGATTTTAAGGCTGCTTACTCAAAGAAGTAGGCAGTTTTTTTCGTGCCAGAAAGGAGGGGGAATGTCAGATACAGTAGGACAGATAGCTCTGGAACTTGGCATAGACAGTTCACAGATAGTTAATCAACTCACAGGAGCTTCCAATAAGGCAGCAAAGCAGGCAACATCCATCTTTTCTGGTATGGGAAAGAAAATAGCTGCTGGATTAAGTATAGCAGCTTTTACTAAGTTTACGAAAGACTGCTTAGAAGTTGGTTCTAATGTTACAGAAGTACAGAATGTTGTGGATACGGCATTTAAGGACTTAAGTGGACAGGCAGACCAGTGGGCTTCCAATGCTATGACTAACTTCGGCTTATCGGAATTATCTGCTAAGAAGTACATGGGTGTATTTGGCCAGATGAGTAATGCTATGGGCATTACAGGACAGGCTGCACTTGATATGGCAGAAGATGTTACTGGATTAACAGGTGATGTTGCATCATTTTACAATCTTGGTACAGATGAAGCGTATACGAAGCTGAAATCCATCTGGACAGGTGAAACAGAGACGCTTAAGGACCTGGGTGTTGTCATGACTCAGACAAACTTGGACCAGTATGCACTTAATAATGGCTTCGGCAAGACTACGGCTAAGATGACAGAGCAGGAAAAAGTAATGCTTCGTTATCAATATGTTACTAGTGCACTGTCCAATGCCACAGGTGACTTTGTTAAGACACAGGATTCCTGGGCGAATCAGACAAGAATATTATCACTCAGATTCGAACAGTTAAAGGCCTCTCTTGGAAAGGGCTTTATAGCATTATTTACACCTATATTACGAGGCTTAAATACTGTGCTTGCAGGCTTGCAGAAGGTTGCAGATGGATTTGCAACATTTACACAGATGCTTACTGGTGCGGATATCTCTTCTTCGGCTTCTGCTATAACAGGACTTGGAGATATAGCGTCAGACACAGCGGATAATGTAAGTGGAATAGGAGATGCAGCATCTTCTACAGCAAAGCAGATAGAGAAATCGCTGGCCGGATTTGACCAGATAGAAAAACTTTCAGAGCCGACGGACAGCAGTAGTTCTAGTGGAGGTGGCACATCTTCAGGTGGAATAAGTGTTGCACCTAGCACACAGGCAGATACCACAAATGCAGCATCTGCAATTGGCGATTTTGCAAATACGGCAAAGAAGGAATTAGATAAACTACGTAAATGGAGTGTATCAACATTTTCTCCATCTATGTCAAAAATATGGGATGGACTTACAAAGAATACAGATACAGCCAAGAAAAATTTAACAAATGCGTTTAATGATATAAAAGCATTAGGACCGCCGTTGTTAAATTATTTTAACGGTCCATTTACAAATTATCTTGTAACATGGGTCGACACTAATGGCAGTATATTAAATGGATTATTTGATAGCTTTAATACAGTCTTTTCGGATGTATGGAATAAAGCAGCATATCCTATACTTGCAAATTTTGTTTCTGTTGGATTACCAATGCTGACGGATTTTGCATCCCAGACGTTATCTTTAAATGGAACAATATTTGATACATTTAAAGCATCTTGGAATTCTTTATGGAGCGAAGGTGTAAGTCCAGCCATTGAATCTATATCAAATGTATGGATTGGCTTGGTTAATACAATGGCAGGGGCATGGAACGAATGGGGAGAGCCGATATTTACTGGAATAAAAACGGCTGTTAAGACTACCGGAGATGTATTCTTAGACATTTGGAATAATATGCTTCAGCCAGTCTGGGAGAATGCTTTAGATGTAATTGATAGAGTATGGCGTGAACATTTACAGCCATTACTTGCTAATTTCCTTGACTTTGTCGGCGAAGTGGTTACATGTGCTACGACAATATATAACAACTTTATTGCGCCTGTAGTGGGATTCTTATCTGAATTATTAGGACCAATATTTATAGCTATATTTGATTCTATAGGGAATAAGGTTGGAGTTGTCGTTGGAACCATAGCTGATTTAATGAACGATACAATTACTGTGTTTAAAGGAGTTATACAGTTTATTAAGGGTGTTTTTTCTGGCGATTGGGAAGGTGCCTGGAATGGTATAGTTACGGCTTTTGATGGCATATTTAGCGGAATTGCTGATATTGCAAAAGGTCCTATTAATATGGTGATTGGCTTAATTAATGGATTACTATCAGGAATGCAGAGGGGAATTAATGCTGTTGTAAAAGGTATAAATAAACTAAGCTTTAAAGTTCCAAACTGGGTACCTGGTATAGGTGGTGACCATTTCGGGTTTGATTTACCACAGGTTGGATTTGGCAGTATTCCATACCTTGCACAAGGCGGATACGTTAAGCCAAACACTCCACAGCTTGCCATGATTGGCGATAACAGACATCAGGGTGAAGTTGTTGCACCTGAGGATAAATTACTTGATATGGCACAGAAGGCAGCAGCTATGGCATCCAGTGCAGAGTTATTGGCAGAGGCTATAAGTATTCTTAAGCAGATACTTAAGATACTTGAAACACTGGACCTTGATATACAGCTTGATGGAAAGAGTCTTAAGAAATATGTGGTTGATAAGATTAACGAACATACAAAGCAGACAGGAAAATGTGAGATTATAACTTAACAAGGATGTGATGAATTGATACTGAGATGTGACGGACAGGAGCTTCCGGCTCCTGTGTCCATCAAGGTGGATGATGAGATTATATGGTCTTCTTCTACAGGACGAGCGCTTGACGGAACAATGCTGGGTGATGTTGTCGCTGAAAAGAAGACCTTATCTATTAATTGGGGAATATTGAAGGAAGATGAGATGGCACTTATTAAGAACAAACTCATAGCCGGATTCTTTCCAATAACATTCCATGACGATGGACAGGATATAACAATAACAAGCTATAGAGGTACATTGAGTAAAGAGGTGCTGGGTGATATAGGGGATGGTAACTATTACTACAGAAGTGCCAGTGTATCTATAATACAGCAGTAAGGAGCAGAACATGAAAAAAACAATGACTATTAAACAGATTGATAATAGTGCAACAATGCTTAAAAAATTACAGGGCTTAAGAAAGCATTGGCCTGTAAAAGTAAATTATGCAATTGCAAAGAACCTTAAGACATTGTTAGGAGAAGTAGATATTTTTGTTACACAGAGAACTGAAGTAATACAGAACAATGTGCTTAAAGATGAAAATGGGAATGCTGTCATGGATGGAGATTCTTACCAGTTCCCAGAAGGTAAAGAGCAGGAAGTTGTAAAAGAGATTGATGAGATGTACAACATGGAAACGGATGTTGATGTACATATGATTAAGATGGAAGACATATCTGTATGTGATTCTGACAGCAGATACGATGGAACTACATTAGAGGATATTGCAGCCATTGAATTTATGATCGAGGATTAAGCCTATGTATAATAATGTATCAGAGCAATTTGCGACAACAATTAGATCACCATCGCGAACATTTAACTTACGATTAAAGATAAATGGTAAGTGGATTGACGCTGGCTTTAAAAAGATGAGCTATGAGACCGCTTCCACATCTGATGAGGGTATACAGATAGGTTCGGCTGTTGCAGCTAAGATAGAACTGACAGTAAAAAGAATAGATGAGTTGTTTGAAAACACAGAGATACCGATAGAGATAGGATTGAAACTGCCAAGCGGAAAGTATGAGTATATTCCACTTGGTTTTTTTACTGCAGAACATCCAACGCTTGACCAGGCAACCACAACATTTACGGCTTACGACAGAATGATGAAGACCACAGGTGTATATGTATCTGAATTGACATATCCTGCAAGTGCAGAATCTGTTTTAAAAGAGATAAGTACTGGATGTGGCGTTCCCTGTAATGTATCTGGCTTGAATGGAATAACTATTGATACTGCACCGGTAGGATATACCTATCGTGAGGTTATCGGATATATCGCTTCTTTAGCTGGAGGTTTTGCTTGCGTAGACAGAACTGGAACAATTGTTATTAAGTGGTATGAGGATAATGGCTATACGATAAATGAATCACGAATAATGACATTTGAAAAGAATGAGAGTGATTACCATTTAGATTATCTTACATGTAATGTTGACAGTAATGCTTCTTTTACAGTAGGAAGTGGAACTTTGGGAATAACATTTGATAATCCACTTACAACAGAAGAAAAGCTTAACTCTGTATACAAGAAAGTAAGAGGATTTGCGTATAGAGGCGCAAGCTTAAAGACGCTAGGAGATATTCGACTGGATCCATGGGATATTGTAACTGTTGAAGAATTAGGTAAGACTTATAAGGTTCCGGTTATGAATATAACTCAGGAATATGATGGAGGTCTTGCCATGACTATTACAGCTTATGGCAAAACAGAAACTGAAACAGAGACAGATTATAAAGGACCATCTACTAAGCTTGCAGAACGAACATATGCGGAAATGATGCTTACTAAGGAACTGGTTGCTAAAAAGGTAGATGCAGAATGGGTTAAGGCTAATACTGTACAGGCAGAAACGGTAGTAGCTATAAATAATGAACTAGAGAATATCCGGAATAATTATTTGAAATCTAATATTGCGGAGATTAAATACGCAACGATAGAAAGCCTTAAAGGTGTTTCCGGAGAATTTGAGAAGTTCAAGACAAATGATTTTACTGCAATAACAGGAAAGGTTAATGATCTAACTGTTGGGGTAGAGAAAGTAAATACTCTTATGTTTGGTTCTGCAAGTGGTGGAAGTCTTACGACAGAGTTTTCCAATTCAGTTATAAGCCTTATAGGTGATGCACAGATAAAAAGCGCAATGATAGAAAGCATTGATGCAAAAAAGATAACATCACTTGATGTAAACACTACAAGCGTGAATATACACAGTGAAAGCGGATTGTCACGTTGGAAAGACAACACAATTGTAATCAGCGATGGAACACGCACACGAGTTCAGATTGGAAAAGATGCAAATGCTGATTACAACATGTATGTTTGGGATAAAGCAGGTAATCTGATGTTTGATGCACTTGGACTTACTGAAAAAGGTGTTAAGAGAGAGATAATCCGCAACGACATGGTAAAAGAAGATGCAAATATATCTGCTGGGAAACTGGATATAGCAAGCCTTTTTGATGTTATTAATAACGACGGAAGTCACACGCTTAAATCCAGCAAGATATATGTTGATAGTGATAAACAGACGCTTGATGTTTCTTTTAAGGCAATAACTACTAAAACAGACACAGCAGTTACAGTTGCAAACAAGGCAGAACAAAATGCAGGTACGGCTCTTTCTACAGCAAATTCAGCAGATACAAAAGCACAAAGTGTTTTAAATCGCGCAAATGCCGGAGAATTTAAAGGCGCTGATGGAAAGAACTTCAGTTGGAATCTGATTAAATATGATTATATTGAAGCATTTGCGTCAGACATTGATAAAAGTGAGTATATAAAGAATGGCAAAGTAATATGCGAAGGAAATAATGTAAATGCTGGCATTAAAATAGATTCTGTTAATTGTTATGAGTCATCTACTCAATATGTTCTGAGTGGGTATGTCACAATTCTCAGTAAGACATGCATTAATTTTTTTATATACAATGGGAAAAAGCATACTTTCATTTCTTTTTCAATAGATGGTAAAAGTTATGCAAATCCATTGGATATTATTACAACGGATGCAGTTCAAATTTTAAACGATGGGAAATCACATTTTTTTGAACTTAGATTTCAGACAGCTAATGATATGCCAGCCGACGATAATACTAAAGCGACATACACATATATTCAACTTAATAAATCAAATCAGACTAATATACGATATCAGATTGTTGGCTTAAAACTTGAAAAAGGAAATAAATCAACGGATTGGTGTCCGGCTAAGGAAGATTTAAAAGGCGCAACTGGAGCAACAGGAAAAGGAGTTTCTGCAATTACTCCGCAATATTATCTGTCTACTTCAAACACAACTCAAAGTGGTGGTTCGTGGAGTAATACAAGACCTTCATGGGTTTCAGGAAGATATTACTGGATGAGAGACTATATACAGTGGACAGATGGCAGTGTTACAGCATCCGCCCCACAGCTTGCTACAGACCTGAACAATCTTTATTCATCACTTAAGACAGTCACTGATACAGTATCTTCTCAAGGGACGCAGCTATCTACGGTTCAGGGGCAGATAAGCTCTAAGGTGTGGCAGCAGGATATAACGACAGCTGTAACTAATCTGCAGATTGGTGGAAGAAATCTTTACAAGGGAACAAAATACTGGAATGGTGAATGGATAATAAAAGATGGAGTAACAATAGCAGGAGATGTAGCAAAAATGACAGCGGTGGCGTATCCGAGTTATGGAACTGTAGCTGTTAAAAGCAAGGAACAATACACAATAAGTATTGAGATAAAAAGTGATACAGCACATACTACTGCAGAAGGAGGCGTGATACTGCTTGATTTTGTAGACAGTAAAAATCAACATGTGGTTGCTAAATGGGTGCCTGGTTCTTTTACAACAGAATGGAAAAGAATAAATTATACATTCGACGTTCCTGAAAGTCACAATATTGTAGCACTTTGGGTCGGACTGCGAAATAATTCTAATAAAGTTGTGTATTTTAGGTATTTAAAATTAGAAAAAGGTAACAAAGCTACAGATTGGACACCAGCACCAGAGGATATTGACGCGAATATCTCTTCTGTAGAAGGCAAAGTGACGACAGTAAGTAATCAGTACACTTTTCTGAATCAGACTGTTAGTGGTATATCTGCAACAGTGAATAGCCATACTTCACAGATAAGCAAAAAAGCGGATAATAGTACAGTTACTGAAATTAATAATAGAGTAACAACATTAACGGCAGATTTAAGTGGAATAAAGCAGTCTATTTCAGCAACCTATGTAACTAAAACAGAATACGCAAAAGAAATAGACCGGCTTGGAGACAACATAAATAATGTTGATGATAAAGCCAGTGCGGCCCAGGATTGGTGTCAAACCATAGAGGACAATATAACAGACCATTACTCTACAACTGTACAGATGAATAACGCGATTACGCAAGCTGTTAGTGCTGAAAGCAACAGTATTAAGCTGGAAGTATCAGCAACCTATGCAACTAAAAACGATATAAATAATCTTCAAATCGGTGGAGTTAATAGGTTCATAAAGAGTACTGCAACCACTAATAAGTATATAACAGCCACTGGCACAATAACAGCTGGTGGGAATTACTGGGATTTAACGGACTACATTGATGTATCACAGTGGACACATTATATAGCAAGTGGATGGACTAATCTAGGAAATGCCCCAGCCACATGCTTCTACGATAGCAATAAGAAATTTATCAGTGGTGTTGCTGGCAATAATACTTCTGCAAGACATTCATTACCGATTCCAACAGGCGCGGCGTACATGAGATTTAGTTATGCACATGTAGATACAGATAAGCTAAAAATAGAGAAAGGTACAAAAGCTACAGACTATTCACCGGCACCAGAAGATGTTAATGCTAAATTTAACAATTATGCAACAACGGCAAGCCTGAGTGCATATATAGCAAAAACAGATACAGGAGCATTAAAGAGCTGCATTGAAGCAATTGCAGACGATATTAACTTAACTGCTGGCGGTTCTATTAATATTAGTGGCAACAAGAGTGTTAATATCAGAGGTAATACTTTTTCTCTGGATAGTTCGGGTACAAAAATTTCTAACACCGGATATCTTCAAACTGTCAATGCAAAGCTTGGCGAATGGAATGTAGATAGTAAAGCAATATATTGTGAGACAGCAGACAAAGTGTATACAGCTTATCTACAAAATCCAGACTATGTTGTAGGAAACACAAGAGAAAATGCATGGGTATATTCAGTTCAAAAAAATGGAATAGCGACATTCTATGTAACAAGCGAAGGAGATTTGTATTGCAGATGCTTTTCAACGCCTTACACAACGTATCAGCCGAATTACAGATGGGCAACATATGAAAACAGCTTAAATACAACGTTATTTATAAGAACATTCCATGGGCCATGTTTAATAATCGCAAATGTAAGCATATGGACAGATGATACAAGTGATTATGGCACAATAAAATGTGGATTGTATTTGGACGGATATTGCGTAACAGAAAATCAACATAGATTAGAGACGACAAATGCAATAGAATTATCAGCAGGGGCGACATATGTATGGTATTTTAGTGACAACGAAGCACATACGCTATCGGGAATAGGTGGAAGCACAAAGAATGGAAAAAAGACAATAACGTACTCTGTACAGGCACTATTTAATAATGATGTTGGATGGGGTACAGGGCAATAATAAATCCGCACAGCGGTAGAAAGAGGTAAATTATGGAAATACAGAAAAATGTAACATTAAATGCATCTATAACAGCAAAGGTAGATGAAAGCGAGACAAATGTTGTTAATATGTATGCAAACATACCACAGCAGGGACAGCCAACGGTAAGTAAGACAGTTGTTAATGTTAAAGGTTATATCGCAAATAAGAAAGCGTGCGATGCAGATGTTGCAACATTTGAAGCAGAAGTATATAAAGCAATAACTGAAAGACAGGAATAAAAAGTTAAAGTTGCACTGGTGCAACGGAAAGGATAAATATGGAAAAATTAAAAGTGATTGTAACAGCGGTGTGGAGCATTATATTAAGTGCTCTGGGAATCTTAGCAGTTCCAGTGTTATTACTGGTAACATGTAATCTAATAGATTATTTCACAGGTGTTGCAGCGTCAAAATTCAGGAAGCAGGAAATTGACAGCTACAAAGGAATAAAAGGAATTGCAAAGAAAATATGTATGTGGCTTTTGGTAGGAGTTGGTGTGATAATAGACCAGCTCCTTTCTTATTCTGCAGGAGTTGTAGGAATAACATTACCTTTTACATTTCTTGTAGCATGTGTCGTAGCAATCTGGCTTATATGCAACGAAATTATAAGCATATTAGAAAATATCAATGACATTGGAGTAACACTTCCACCATTTTTGCAGCCAATAGTGAAGAATCTTAAGTCACAGGTAGAAAAGAAAGCAGATATAGAAGAAAGAGAGGATAAGTAATATGAGAACATTTCCAGTGATTAGCACAAAGTATGAGCATGTAAACAACTTTATTAACACTCTTGCACCAGTGGTGTGCAATGCATGGATTAAATACAGAAGAGAAGAAAAGAAAACAATAAGCCCAGCTGTAATTCTTGCACAGGCTGCTAAAGAATCTGGTTGGAATTTAGGGGCTGCTTCACTTTTTGGAATTAAGGGAAGCGATGCAGAATATGATACAACAGAGTACATAGATGGAGAATATGTAAACATTAAAGATTCCTTTGAAAAGTATCCTGATGTAATGGGTGCTGTATATGGATATCTTGATCTGATGCAGTGGAATAATTATGATGATGCAACAGCAGCAAATACAGTCGAAGGAGAGCTTTATGGTCTTACAAATGCTGTGAACAATACAGACAGAGATGCAGAAGGCAACTGGGTTGGATATAACTATGCAACTGCTCCAGATTACTATGAGACAACACTTGCTATTATTAACGACTTTGACCTTAGAGCATTTAATGATTATGTATGGTCTGTTGTTAATGAAACAGATGATACAGAAGAGATAGAACAGCCTTCAGAAAAACTTAATGAGAGTGTTATTGATGCAATTTACCGTGGTGAGTACGGTGATGGAGAAGAACGCAGACAGAAGCTCGAAGCTGCAGGTTACAACTATGCAGATTATCAGGCCGCCATGGAAGCTAAGTATTATCCTAAAGAGGAAAGCGAGGATGAGCCGGCAGAGGAAGCACCACAGGAGACAGAAGAAAGAACGGCAATAGTAGAACCAGGAGAGGGTTTCTGGCAGGTTGCAGAAAGAGCATTAGGAGATGGTACAAGATATCTTGAATTAGCAGAGTTTAACGATATGGATATTAGTACACCGCTATATGCAGGCATGGAGTTAAGACTTCCCAACTAATTACTCACTTATACAACAGTGTATATCATACTGGATTGCACATATAACAGTATTGTGATAGCATACATATATAAATAGGTAGAAAAACTGTATATCTTA